TTCATTGCACAATATGCTTTAGGTAAAATTGGTATCAATGTAGATCCTGCACAATTCATTGCACGAGGAACTGGAACAACAATAAACCCAAATCTTGAACTCCTATTTAATGGTCCCAAATTAAGATCTTTCTCGTTTACCTTTGAATTTGCTCCAAATAGCAGCGATGATGCTACAGCAGCTAGACGAGTAATGAGATTTTTTAGGCAGGGGATGGCAGCAAAACGATTTGAAACTACTACAATCCTAATAGGATCACCAAATGTTTTCAGAATTTCATATAAAGGAACTGGTGATAAAAATATAAAGGGATTAAATAGATTTAAAATATGTGCTTTGACTGCGTGTGAATTAAATTATACCCCAGAAGGTGTTTATCAGTCATATGAAGATGCAGATGCAGTATCAATGCCAGTCAGAACAAATATGACACTATCATTCACAGAATTAACTCCAATCTTTGAACAAGATTACTTCAAAGATGATGATCCTAGCGTCCAAGATGCTTTGGGTGGAGTTGCTGGTGATAAAATTGTATTTGATGAAATAGGTTTCTAAAATGTCATATTTCGATCTTTTCCCAGACCTATTGCTACCATCATTCACGGACAATCGTAATTCCAGTTACGATTATGTTCGTGTAAAAAATCTGTTCAAGCGTGCTAAAATTAGGGATGATTTTTTCCAAAATGCTATAGTTTTTGACAAATATTCTATAGTTGGTGATAATCGTCCAGATAATATCGCAGATAAGTTATATGGTAGTCCTCAATTAGACTGGATTGTTCTTATTTCTAACAATATTATCAATGTTAGGGAAGAATGGCCAATGTCACAAACAGATTTGAACAATTATTTGATGAATAAGTATGGTTCTGAACTTTTACAAGAAATTCATCATTATGAGACAAAAGAAGTTCGTGATAGTGAAGGAAATCTTCTTTTGCAAGCAGGATTAACTGTTGATGCAAACTTCCAATTCAAATATTCCAATTTTGGCACCTATAAAGTGCTTTCTGGTGCAAGTATTGTAACTTCAGTCAGCAACTACGATTATGAAGTTTTGAAAAATGATGAAAAACGCACAATTTACGTTTTAAGGCAAAATTACATTCAAACCGTAATTGACGATATGCGTGAAATCATGACTTATACTGATAGTTCTCAGTTTATTGATAGACGTACTAAAAAGGGAGCTAACTTGAGGATTTTATCCCCACGTTAACTCCCAAAAAACCTATTTTGCAATTTTTTGGCGGAATTTTTTCCTCGACTTTTTTGGAATTAAAAGTCGATTTTGAAATCACTCCTCGGCAAGTCGCTGGAAGTATGACAGTGCATCATCGTCATCATCATCTGCTGCAGGAGCAGGAGAAGACTTCACAACACGCTCTTCTTCCTTGATCTGTTGACGAGACTTCATTACAACCTCTTCTTCCTCATCGAACGTATCAGGATCAACACGACGACTAGAAGCGTTAGGATTTAGAACACTGTTCATACGCTTCTCCAGTTCTTCGTAAGACTTGAACTGATCAGGACGAGTAAACTCCTCAAGAGAATACTGTTTCTTCCAGATTGCTTCCAGTGCATCATCATCATCCAGAAGCGGTTCAGGAGATGCAAACTCAGAACTGTCGTAGTTACGATAACCAGCAACGTTCTTGATCTTCATCTTGAAGTTAGCACCTTGCCAGAAGTCAAACGGATCAATCGCTTGCTCATCTTCATATTCAGGTTGCATGGCAGCAGTAATCTTATCAAAGATTTTCTTGCCAAACTTGAACAGAAAGACTTTACCTTCGTTCTGAGGATTAGCAGGATCCTTTACAATATAGATGTTACTGATGTAAGTCAGTTTACGCTTCTGCTTACGTGCTTGCTCTTTATCTACTTCACTACCACTGTTCCAGAGAATGCGATTGTGCTCCGAAACAGGATCTTTACCACCAAGCGTGGTCAGACTGTTCTCAATATACCAACCTCCAGGACCTTGGAAAGCATGAGACCACACTTTTGCCCAAGGCAACTCTTCACCTTGCGGTGCAGGTAGAAAACGGATCACTGCATAACCGTTTCCTGCTTTATCTACTTCTGGTTTCCATACACGATCATCAGCACCGCCCGTGGTGCTCTTATTCATTTTTTCGATCTCTGTTGTCAGTTTAGAAGTCAAACTGCCAAGGCGAGACTGTTTCTTTAGATCTGCGAAAGACATAGGATTTTTGTATTCGTTGGATTGGGTGGATTGAAATCACCTGTCACATCATAACACGGTATTTAGGGTGTGTCAAGACGTTTTTGCAATCCTTCAAGTGTTCTTCTCATATTGTTAAAGATGATTGACATATCAACATCTTTAAATCCCATTGCTGCTGATGTGATCTTAATTTTTTCTTTCATTTCTAACGCTTCTGGATCATCAGACAATGAAAGTCTTGTCCACATTACTTCTTGTTTATCTAAAAGAGTTTTTAGTTTTTCAATATGTTCGTTCTTTTCTTTATCACTAAATGAACTGAACTGAATGATGACTTCGTATAATTCTTTTTGAATTCTAAAGATGTCTTCCATCTCTTCACGGATAATCTCAGACTGAAAAAACTTACCCATGCGTCTTCTCCGTTAATCTTTCCCTCAAATATTGTTTATATTTGCTGGTATCAATATTTAGAAACGGTGCATACTTCTTTAGTTTCAAGCTGATCGCTTCCCAAATTGGGTCAGTAAGTTTCTTGTCCAGATTATTCCCAAAGAGGAATATTTTATCAAAGATAGTAAGAGTTTCTATACTAATATTCCCGCTCAGGAAATTTTTTAAAATTGGTGGATGTTGTTTTGAAGTATCAAACAATTCCTCTAGGCTGTATTCAGACAACATATCCTCCGCTTGCTGCTTGAACTGGTAGAACAAACTTTGTTGCCGTCTTTGCCAAGATGAATAAACACTTTCACCAGACCGAATAATTTCACCAATCCACAATGCATCTGGATTATCACATGCTACAAAATTAGCAACAAAGAATGCTTTAATTTCATCATCATTATACTTCCTTGACATTTTTTCAAAGAAGTATCTGTCTTTTCTCTTATAAAAAGAATTCAAACTTGCTCTAGACTTACCAGCATATCTAAAGTAATCGTAATTTTTTCTTGTGAAATGCTGTTTAAATGCAAGATACTGTTTGTAAGTATCAAACGGGTTCATAATTTTTGGGATTGAACATTTCAACTGTCTTCTTCTGTCCCTTTAACTGTATTTTAGCAGCATATTCAACTTTTGGTCTGCTTGGACACATGTTACAAATCCAACCTGGTTCTACAACTTCCTTAAAAGAATTTCTAAGTGCTTCATCAGTATCATTAATGCTAGTTGGATTATAACCAAGATACTTTTGCCACTCTGGATCTTTCAACTGATCTGTAGCTGCTAAAGATTCTCTTAGATATGCTACCATTGGACATTTCCATAGGTGTCCATTATAAAGTTGAGCATTAGCACAAGTACAATATTTAAAACTAGAATCTGGATCATTGTCTTCATGAGGATAATATTTTATCGATCCATCATCATTAAACTGATATTTTACAAGATCAAACCAAACTCTTGGAGTATTATCTGCTTGTAAATATGCTTCACTCAATTCAAAAGTATTGTCAATATCAACTCCACGTTCAATCAAATAATGAGTAAACTCATATGCATTTTCCCAGTCTTTTTTTCCTGCTTGAGTATACGAAGGACGATGAAATGTAAGTCTAAAAATAACACCTTTTAACATTTCATCGGCAATCCATTCTTTCTCTTGAAGAAGTCTAGAACCATTGCTGAATAACTTTACATTACAAGGATGTGATCCACGTTCGCCATAGCAAAGTTCTCTGACTATTCTTGTAACTTCTTTTGTCCTTGGTTCTAATAATGGTTCGCCACCAATAATACTAACATGACTCCAAACATAAATTTTTGGAAGAATATTTTCAATATCTTTTATTAATTGATCAATATCTACTGAACTTTTTCCTGAAAGTAAACTACTGTTATGATTACAACCTCTACAAGAAAGATTACAACCATTCATAGTGTGAATA